CCACGAGTTTGGTTCCATTCTCAACCGCTGACGTTCCAATCTCCGCGATAGCGGCTTTCGCCGAGTCAACAGCGCCAATCGCGCTAACACTGCCCATAAAAATGTTCAAGGTGTCGTTTAACTGCTGTTGCTTGTCCGCCGCTTCCTGTGCGGCGTCACCCATTCCCTTTACCCCAGGGGTGGAGTTTGTTGCGGCCACTCCTACCCTCCCGGCGGCTAGCGCCGCACGAGAGTGAGCATCCCCGTATAGGCCGGCCACTTCATTTGACGCTTGCATTGCCCGCGTTTTCTCATCATGTGCTTCTCGCGACCGGTATAGACCTTCCCGTTCCGCGTCTAGCGCCTCTATAACGGCCTGTAGGTCGGAGCCTTCCATAACCGGGCCAAGGTCTATGGTCCATTGAAGGTATTCCTGTTCCGTCATTTGAACGGCTTTAATCATATCCGCGAGACTGATCCCGACGGTCTGGGCGACCTCTTCAAGGTCACGGGCGAAGAACCACCAGCCCATTGTGGCTGCCGCAAGATTCATGGAGATTAGTTCGTCGGTAGCCGAAGTCGCCGCACCGGTGAGTTTATCCAAAGTCTCCGTGTACTCTTCCGCTTTGCGTTGAGCCTCAGCGTTGTTACTCGAAACTACTTCAAACGCAACAGAAAGACCAACAATGGCGATCCCAACCGGCCCTAAGGCCGTCATAAGTCCCCTCGCCGCTGTAGCAACAGTTCGGAAAGAGGAAACGACAACTATGGACGCCATCCTCGCCGCCGTACCCATCATCCCAAACGATGTCTGAGTTTGCTTCATACTTACTCGCGTGGTTGCCATACTTGCCCGCAACATGGCGAACTGAGTCCGCAGAAAAGCGATCGCTTTCGCCTTCAACATTAAACTCATTAGCCCGGAGAATGCGATAGTGAGTTTCCCGACAACGAACAGTAGCGGCCCGATAGCCGCCGCTAGAGCGGCCATCACCGAAAGGATCGTCTTAATCGGGCCGGGGAGAGAGTTGAACCGTTCAATCCACCTACCAACATAGTCGATAATCATCTTTGCGAGTGGAAGAAAAATCTCGCCGACGCTGATAAGCGCGGACTTCAGTTCTGCCATCGCAGCGTTCAACTTGAATTGAGCGGTATCGGCGGTGACATCGAACGCTTCTTTTGTGATGCCTGCCGCCTTATTTACAACACCAAAAGTTTCAGCGATCGTTCCGGCGTCTGCGTCTAAGATTTGGAACGCGGCGGACGCCGCCTCAGACGATCCAAGCAACCGGCCTAACTGCTCCCGGTTCCCTCCCAACGCCTTGTCTAGCATTTGCAAAGTCGCCGGAAGGCCCTTCTCTGCGATAGATGCCCGCAGATCACCCGCGCTCATCCCCACTTCGTCTAGCGCGGTTTTCGCTTCCTCCGTTGGCACAACGAACGCACGGAACAGAGCCTGCATCTGAGTGATCGATTGCGCCGCGTCACCATTAACACGGGTCAAGAGTGCGACCGCGCCACCCATATCTTCGAACGATGACCCGGCTTGTTCAGCGAACGGGAGCACGCGCCCGATAGCCGCCGCGAACTGTGAGGTTTCGAAGTTACCGGCACGGGCCGTAGCGACGATAGCGTCTGTGGCTTCCGCCGCGCTCAACACGTCCGAACCGTAGGCAGACAGCGCACCTGATACGGCGCGAGTAATATCGTTCGTTTCCCCTAGCCCTGCGGCCCCGGCCATCGCCGCAGCCTTCAGCGTGGACATGGCTTCAGCGCCACGAAGACCGGCAGAGGTCACAACGAACAGGCCATCCGCTAACTCATTGGGGGCTTTGCCAACGTCCCCCGCCATTCCTAGGACTTCTTGACCCATTTTTGCGACTTCATCGCTAGCGATACCCACTAAGCCAATGATCTTGCTCATGGATGTCTCGAAGTCCATGGCGGCTTTAGTTGCGGCGATCCCCGCGCCACCAATTGGCAACGTCACACCGACGGTCATTTTCTTACCAACATCGGCAAGTTGGTTGCCTACCTCCGCGATCCTTCTACTAGAGATAGTGGCGGCTTCCGCAACGCTCCCAAATGATTTTTGGGCGTTGCCCATCTTCGCCTGAAAATCGCCCGTATCCGCCGTAAACTTCGCGACAACATTAGCGACTGACATAGCGACCTACTTCCTACGTTTCGCGGCCTGTTCCTGCTCCCAGACCCGCAGATTCTCTAACGCAATCCATTCCGTCAACTCTGCGGATGTGAGAGGACGGTGACCTCCGCTACCGTACAGGAGTTCATCCACCGTCCTCCCCAACCGTTGCGCTAACTCGAAGATGAACCGTCGCTCTCCGTGCTTGAGGAATCTTTTCCCACCGCGTCCTGTTCTTCCTTACCGATACCGGAAAGACGAAGACCGACGTTCGCTAGTTTCTCTACTGCCGCTGAAGACTTGCCTAGGATCGCGTCCTTATCGGCGTCGGTGAAAATGGGTTCACCTGTTTCGGGGTCGAACGCGCACGCCACCACAACATCCGGGTAAACGACACTCATGTTCACCTGACCCGTGTCAACGTTGTACGCGGTCTCCATCAAACTGATTCGATCCCCGGCACTCATCCCCTTCACTAAAAGGTCCACATCCCATTCAGGGATAGTCACCGTTTCGGTTGGGATGTCTTGTGCCGCAAAAATCTTGTCACGAAGATTCATTGTGTTACTCCTTTAGTTGGCCCACACGGGGACGTGGATGGTGCCGGGGATGAATTGGTTAGAACGTCGTGCCGGTGACGCCACCCGTGACCTGAAGTTCCAGGGAGTAGGTAATGACATCGCCAACGGGTGAAGAGATTTCGTAGGACGTGATGAGTGCTTCGCCGGTGAACTTCGGTGAAGACGCGGCAGAACCGGACGGGCCATACTCGAACGACAGGGAAGCGACCGAACCAGACTTCAGGTTCGTAATGTTCCCGGCGATTGCCGTGTCCACCGTGGCGTCGAACATTCCCGACAGGCTGATCGTGGCGTCGCCCAGACCAGTGATGTACGTCTTGTCGTTGAGTCCGAACGCGGTGGTCTCTGCGGTCTCGATCTCGCGGGGCAGACTGATTTCGTTCAAGGTGTCACTAATGACAACGAGAGTTCCGGCAGTGCCGTCCAACGAAAAGTGGGCATTTTTACCATGCTTAAATGTGGGCATTGTTATCTCCTTGCGGCTGATAGTTGATAGGTGACGGTGCCGGTCGTGCCCGCTAACGTGGCCGATCCACGGAGGTAGCGGTTAACTGTTCCCGTGGATGTCACGGATTCCCCACTTGTTGCCGATGCGGAGACAGCAGTGAAGGTGATCAGGTCAACCCACGCCGTGTTATCAGCGGAGTGCTGCACCTTGATCGTGGTAGCGCCATCGCGGGTGTTGCCGACGACGTGCAGGTTCGCCAGTGCCCCACCGGAGGTCAGGGTGGCGTTATCTACTGCGGTGGATGTTCCTGTGGCGCTGGCGGATTCGATCCCAGTTAACGCGACACCGGAGAATAGGCCGCCATCCGCTTGTACCTCGGCGGAAATTGAGATGACGTCACCGACGGGGGAAGAAACTTCATACGAAGTTAGTTGACCGTTAGCGATAACGGCGCGTGCGCCGGTCGTAGCGCCATCTGGGAGCACCGTGAAAGTGTTGTCCTCCTGCCCAATCAACCCGGACAGAACGGCGTGTGACGCACCCGCTGTGGCGTCGAACAGGCCACTCGTGGAGATCGTGCCGTCCGCCAGCCCGGTGATGTACGTCTTGTCGTCGTCAGCGAAAGTCGTGGTCTCCGCTGTTTCGACCTCTTGCGTCTGTGTCGCCTCATTAAGAAACGGACTCATGTTGGTGCCGTTCAGAAGGACTGCGGTTCGTTTACCGTGCCGGAAAGTTGGCATCAGTTGTCGTCTCCCTTGCTCTTGAGCGTGGGAGACTTCGACGGCTCACTTTGAGTCTTAACGGGTGTGGGTTTCGCGGCCTCTTCCACGATCCCTTGCTCCAGCATCCATTTAATGGACCGGGCGGGTAGGTCGTCTACGAGGTCGCCGGGTTCAGCGCGTCGGTCTGAGTAGTCGATTCCGACGTTGACTAGGTACTGAGGCATTTGCCGATCCCTTCGGGCGCGCGGCAACCCCAACACCCACGAGGGAACATGTCCACGACGGGAGCGGGGTCACTGTGGACACGTTGCTATAAAGAGTTTACCGCATCGGGACGCCGTTCTTACTCATCGTGAAGTATCGCCGTGAACCGTGTGATCGTTGTGCCCCCTTCCCCCAGGCCGTCCTCTCCCAGGAATCCGTTCAGCCACGCCAAAGCAACGTTGGCATCTAGGAACGCCTGCGTTAGGTAGAACGGCCAGCCGCCCCGGTCAACGCCGACCGTTAGTGTGACTCGTTTGCTCATGCCGTCACCGCCACGGGGCGATCGTCCATCATCATTACCTGACGATGATTCAATGCGGTGCCCTAGCAGGCTCAGCCTGTCAAGCAGTTACAAGAAAATAGTGAAAAAACTTTTTCCCCCTCACAGATTCAGCCACTCCGGACGCGCCAACGTCCACTCAACCGTCCGCCGCAAAGAATCCTCCAACGAAAACGGAGCAACCCAACCCGCCGCCCGCATACGCCCACCATCCAACGCATACCTCAAATCATGCCCCGGACGTGACGAATGGAAATCCACCAAATCGTACTTCAGCGGTCGGCCCACGAACTCCGCGATCATTTCCGCCATCTCCAAATTCGTCACCTCCCGCTCCCCCACAATGTTCCACTTAGCCGGGACATCGGACTCCTGCCACGACGGGACCGGTTGAGCCAACGCGAACAGCAAACCATCCGCCTGATTCCTAGCGTGCAGATAGAAGCGTGACCCGATAATCGCCCCGTCAGGGCTAGCGTGGATCGGCACTTCCTGACCCAACAGGACACGCTTGATCACCATCGGCACAAATTTCTCCGGGTCCTGCATTTCTCCTACGATGTTCATCGTGTTAGTGATGATCACGGGCACGTCGTAGGTGCGCCAGTATGAGTAGGCGATCGCTTCTTGAGCCGACTTGCTGGCGCTATACGGGTTAGACGGTAGGTGCAGATCAACCCACTCCGCGTGGGCGTGGCCCTCGTTGGCGGGGCCGTACACCTCGTCGGTAGACACGTGCAGAAACGCGTCCACGTTGGTGACGCGCGCGTAATCAAGCATCGTAGTCATTAGGGCAACGTTATTCTGGATGAACGGTGCGGGCGCTTCGATACTGCGATCCACGTGCGACTCACTAGCGACGTTGATCACGTAGTCGATCGGCCCAATGTTATCCGCTAACACGATGCTGATCGGGGCCGTCAGATCATGCGTTAGGACTGTGACGCGTTCGTAGTTGTCGTCATATCCGGCGACCGCGAGACGGATACGATCGGTGAGGCCACGGTGTCGAAAGGAAACTAGGCACACGATTTCCCAGTCCGTGTTCGCAAGGATGTGGCGTAGGACGTGTGATCCCACGAACCCACTAGCACCGGTCAACAGCACGCGCTTCGACATTCTCTTTCCCCTCTAAATCCAGCCATGAGACTGAGTGAGCGACAACGGAACCGCAATGTCATAGCCCTTACGTGGCGGTTCGAACACGGCCAACAATAGTGCCTCCGCCCTGTCCGGTGACGTTACGCCACGGCGTTTCATGTCGGCTTTCGATTCGATTAACATGCGGCCTGACGAATTCGATTTATACATGGGGGCAGTGAGTTGGATCAGTTCCTTCCGGCCAATATCTAGTGACACATCCTGCCTGTTGTCGCTATCCGGTTGTAGAAGTGTTCGCATTGTCCACCACATTTCTGCTCGTTGGTTAGCGAACTTTGAAGACTCGTGAGCGCGTTCCGCGACGTTCACCGGGACGATATCCGCGCCATGCCTGCCTTCCTTTCCCCACTCCGTTAGGAGGCTTGACACGCCCCAGCCGACACCGATGGAGTCGATCTTCACCCTGACCCGTTCTGTGATACCGCGTTCAGTGTGTGTGTCTTGTGCTTTCAGGATGGCGTCTAGAACAATCCCGGCGACTTCCACGGCGTTGTCGTTGTGTGTGGACGTGTGGATGATCCTCGCGTGCATCCCGTCACACCTAGCGATCACGAATTCGTCGCCGCCATCTGCCGCGACATCGACACCTAGTTTCACCGCGCCCTCAAAAACGTCAGGCGTGTTCTGTGCGGCTTCAACCCAGTCGATCGGGATCACGACGTTAGATGTGGTGCGCGGGAACCGTGCGTGCACGCGGGCTTGCACGAATGGGGCCTCTTCCCCGAACTCGCGGATCGTGTCATCAACCCATGTCTGGTCTACTAGGTTCCGTGCCCAATCCCCTGTCGCTTCCCCGGTGATGTTCGGGGTCTCCGTGGTGGGGATCGGGATGACGTTATACAGGTCAGAGTTGCAGGCCCGTTCGAACCATGTGTTCATGTCATTCGTTGGCGGGTTGCCTAGTAGCAGTAGCCGGGTGTGCCCACCGGTCATGAGGGCCTCAAGTGCCTGCCCGATCGTTGTACTGATACCACCGGCTTCGTCCACGACCACCAGAAGATTTTCCGCGTGGATACCTTGAACGGCGGCTTCATTGTGATCGGCGGGAGAGAAACCGTCGGCTACGGGGATGCCGTCGATCTTCCACTCCGTCATAAGCACCTCACCCGGTAACCGGTGCGTTACATGCAGGCGTCGGATGTGCGGCCACAGGACCGCCCTGACCTGCCGGAACGTAGTCGCCGTCGTTACTACCCGAACCCTGTCAGAGGGATGCACACATACCCACCACGCGATCGCACGGGCCGCTAGGTGACTCTTACCCACGGAGTGACCAGCCGGGACTGCTGTCCGCTTATTGTCCCGTAGCGATTCAAGGATTTCTATCTGCTTCGACCAGACGGATTCGCTCAACCCGTCGGTAACGAACCTCACCGGGTCGTTCACGTATTTGATCCAGGGGTTATCTACGTTCGATTGTCTGGCGATGGTAACGCGTTCAGCGTTAGACAGTTGCGCGAAAATTCCGCGCCTAACGTCATCGTTTAGTGACTTAAGTTCGGGAACTGCTCTCACTTTCAGCCTCCGATGCTTTAGCCGCCGCAATCATCCCCATGAGTTTCGTGTCCAGTTCGTCCACGCTCACGGTCTCCAAAGGCCCACCGTCGCGCCCAGTTACTTCTGTCCGGTTGGACCATTTCTTGTTTCGGCGTTCAAGGAACCATGCCGCCGCTTGCCATGTCCCGCCGACAATGGCTTCATGGATTTTGTCTAACGCGAGGTTTTGCCCTACCACCTCTGCCTCTTTTAACGTGTCCCGTTTGTGCCTTTTGTCTTTTTCGGAAGGGGTGAGTGTTTCCCCGCGCTCTACTTTTTCGTCTAGCGTTTCCGCTTCAGACATCCACCGGTAGTAAGTTGTGCGGCTTACGTTTGCGAAATCGCAAGCCTCTTCTATGAAGTGACCTCTACGGAATGCTTCTAGAAGTTTGCTCATGCGTTCATCGTTCGCGGCGATTCGCTTAGCCATGAATCGATTATCTCATTCCGTCAGGGCCGTTACAAGTTGCCGCGCGCTGCGTTAATCGCGTGATTAGCGGCAACCCACCGGTTCGGGATTTGTGGCATCTCATTGTCGAAGAGTGTCCAGTCGGTTCGGACGTATCGGCATTCGTTGGCGCGTGCGAGTTGTGTGAGTGCTTCTGCGGCGTCGCTCCGGCCTTTCCTGTAACCGGCTTGCGCGCCTTCTTTGAACGCGTTCTCTATCGCTTCCAGAATGTCAAGATTTTCCATGATGGTCAACACCTCCATAGCGTATTAACGATAATAACACGTTGTCGTGTGTGATCGTTATTTCTGGCGCTGGGGGTTACACGTGTCGGTTTTTGAGTTTCATTACGTACGCCCACACGACATCGGCGGACTCCGGTGGCAGGTTATCGGCAAGATACGTTAGGTCGTTTGCGATTTCGTTCCGCATGGACCGGCGTCCCTCTTCGTAAGCGTTAGCGGTTGTGATGTTTGGTGGGATCACGCTACGACCCGCATCGTGGGTATGCACGATAGAACCTGTCGTACGGTTCCCAAATCCAATTCCACTGCTGCCACGACGACCAGCCGGAATAGTACGTCGTATCCATGCCGCGACCGTCACGGCTGATTCCCCAATGCGCCCACGACGTTCCCCGATCTGTTAAATGCTTGAATACGATTCGTGATTGTTTCCTAGGTGTGAGCATTTTCCCGCGACTCCACCACGGTTTACCTGACCACACCGATGTTTGTACCTGCCAAATACCTAGCGCCCCAGTGAACCAGCGCGACGACTCGTTAAGGTTCGCTCCACGTGATTCGCGCATGACGATGGCGTAGGCAATACGGTTCGCGTTCCCTGTGAACCCGGCGCGTTCCAACACTTTCACTACCCGGCATGATTGCGGTGTGTCGGACGCCTGGGCCACGGTGGGCACTGTCATTACGGCAGAGATCATTACTGCCACTATCGTTATTCTCTTAATCATTCCGGCATCATCTCTCTATGTGGCGGTTCAGTTCACGAACGTTCGTCTCTCAATCCTGCGACTGCTGTTCGGGAGAAAAGGTTTTTCCGGCCACTCGTTGACACCGGAGTGATCTTTCCTTTGTGAACCAACTGACGAAGATTGTTGGTTGTGACGCCTAGAATTTCTGCTGCCGTCGCCGAATCGATCATGTCCGACACGTTAACGGATTCGGAAGCGGTCACGGATACGACAGGTTCCACCGGCACCGCATGAATGACAGTAACGTTCTGTGGCGCGGGATAGTTACGTGAAACAAACACGTTGCCCGGAAACTCGTTATTCACCACGGGCTGCCTCCTTTGTCTCCGCTAACATCTTCGCTTACGGCTTCCACCCTTTTCGGGATAACGCCCACTGAGTACGCCGTCACCTCTGGGACATATTTCTTTTCGCCGTCTTTCTCGTAAGACGAAATCTCAAGACTCCCGGTCACAAGAACACGATCGCCTTCCTTGACCGTCTCCATGACTGCTTCAGCGGCGTCGCGCCACACTGAGACTTGATACCACGACGCGTTCTTTTTCTCTTGTGTCTTTGGGTTGTATGGCGTGACCTTCACGGTCATCTTGCACACAGCGACCCCACTACTAATAAACCTGAGCACAGGTTCCTTGTGTACGAACCCGCTGAATTGAATGTTCGCTTCACCAGCCACCGCTGGCCTCCGTCTCTTCAATGGGGAGATACTCCCCGTCATCTGTTAATAACACTCTACTACCGTTAGCCAACACGACCGGGCAACTCGCCGGGTCGTCCCATGACTTCACTAAATACCCGGCCTCGTAACTCTTCGCCGGATTCTGATGCACACTATCGGGGGCGATGTTATGGCAGGGAGAACACAACGCGATCAGATTAGTTATGTGGTCTGGGCCACCGTGCTTGCGTAGTTTCCTATGGTGGCAGGCGACACCATCGTAAAGGAATCGGCCACACTTAACGCAATGGGTGTCACGCTCAAACACTTTCTGCCGCAACGCCTTATCCATTACAACAATAACCCGTCATCCTCTAGCCCCTCGATCGTTATGTCCGCTCCCGGTGCCCCATAAACTTTCCTGGCACGAAGATCAACTACCTGGCAATCATCTGCGAAAGCCGCACCCGTTAATCCATCTAACACTCCGCGAGCGAGTTTGTCTACGTCTGGCCTAACATGTGGCCACCGGCGTTTATTCTGTTTCGGCTCCGGCATCCGAAACACGATTGACACTTTCACCGGCCCGGCTAACGGTTCCATCCTGTCGCGGCACTCCTCGTAGATTAGGCCACGCCACGCCATGAGTTCCCTCGATTTTTGGTGAACGATCCTGCCCTTGAATACGCTCATGGAGCCTTGCGAAATTGGTTTGCCGTCAACCCTGAATCGTGTCATAGGTTGACTTTCATGGCCCGTATTTTATCGACAAACTCCCAAAGTTCATGCGCCACAACAGGATCGGGATGCGTTGTAGCGAATTGCGCGAACTGGTCAACGATCTGTTGACGCATAATCATGGCTCCCTGATACTGTGCGTTATGTTTTTCGGTGTCTAGCATGGCTTTCCGTGTTGATCGTTTCACGCGACACCCCGCAAGTTTTGCCACGCTTGCCGACCCTGTGGGGTCAAAGCACCCCACACCCCAACCGGTTGAGATGTCTTCACCGCGAACGCGAGACACTCCCGCGCCACCGGGCACCGTAAACAAATATCCTGCGCCGTGCGCTGGCGTTCTCTGTCGAACCACATTTCCGGCTCGTAGTCGCGGCAGGCGCCCCGTTCTTCCCATGTTTGATCTATCACCGTAGGTCACCTTTCATTTTTTCTACCTGAAGCAACCTCCGCAAATTTTCGTTCTCTTGCCTTAAAGCTTTAAGCCAACCTACTGGCACATAACTACTGATCGGCGGTTGCGCAGCAAACGAAACAGATTCGCCGTACATTTTTCGCTCTAAAATATCCGCGTATGCTTGCGCGTCTATTAGTTTCTCTCTATAACTGCGCGCCGCATTTTTTTGTGCCTTGTGAGAATCTTTCAAGATCTTGTAATTGTGCGCCTGTAATTCGCGTGCGCCTTTGAAGTCTCCACACCACGGGCACAGATCAGCGTGTGTCATGACCTGCCCCCAATACTTGCCACATCGCCGCTATGCACCCTGGCAGGCCCGTCAAGCGATCTACGCACCCCACCAGTACCCAAACCCACATTCGGCCTACAAACCCGGCACGGGGCTACCACGGCCTCTCCAGGCCCATCCTGCAACCATCCACGATCACACGCCACATGATCACACACGCACCCCACACGACCACACGACCCATCAGGCAACCCAGTCTCCGCAATCACGCGAGCACGCTGCCGCCAACCACGCACAACCACCGCCGGAGTCAACATGTCACCGCTGTTGCCGTAATGGTGCGCCACAATCTCACGCGCCACCTCCACCGACAAACCCGCCGCCTGGCTAGCCAGCACCTCACGCCACGCCACCACCCGCAACTCATTCGGCGCAACACGCGAATCCAACTCATTAGCAAATATCAACAATTGCAACACATCACGATCATTCATCCCACTGTCTCCCCTTGACTAGAATCAAACCTATCTAACAAATTCTGGTAGTCATTCATGCGCCTTTGCCCTGCACTAGCAACCACTTCCACCTGACAGGGTAGAGCGTCATCATCCCAACTGCCGCGCCTAAGCCAGGTAGTCGGATGCGCCGTAAACTTGTCTGCCCTATTTTGATCATCACGATAGCGCCGCGCACCATCAATAATCTCATTTACCGCCGTTGAGCGTGTCGCCTCTCTGAACGCCTTGCGTGCCAACTGTTTGCCAACACGTCGCGGATACACCGACCAAAAGTCATCGAATCGATCTACCGCAGGTTGATCAATAGTTCTTTTATGTTCTTCTAAGTAGTGTTCTGAAGGATGGTGTTCTATTAACGTACGGGTTATCCGATGGTCGGTTTCTCCGATGGTCGGTTTATCCGACGGTCGGTTAATCTGCATCAATTCTTGCGAATCCCTCACGGGCAGGTGATGCCAGTTGCTGAATTTCCGCAATAGCCCTGAGCCATCTTGCTCAACTGTGACAACTCGATAGCCGTAAGCCGACAACTCCTGTAGGGCGCTTCTAACCGCCTCTCTCCCATCGTTATCTGACTGCGACTCAATCCACCCCGCTGTCGCTTCCCACTCCCCAACATTCGACAGCACTAGCGCAAGAATTCCCCTGGCCTTGAAACTTAGACGACGATCCCTTAGCGCACCGTTAGCGATCTGCGCAAACGGAACTTCCGGCACACGTTCAATAGTCACTTGCCCGCCTTCCATAGATGTCTGACCTGATATCGTAGCCCCGCGCCGTTACTTCCCCTTTCGGCGCTGAGCGGCTACGCCACCCGCCTAGGCGTAGCCGCTCCCACCTAACCAACACTAGGGCAACCAACCTCACCGCTAGCATCAAAATACTCACAATAATCCTGGCAGAACCGCCGTGCCTTTTCCGGCTCAGGCTTCACGTCCATCTGTTGTATCTGCCGCAGCCACGATATCGCCTGCAACGCAACACCTTCGCTATAATCCTCGCTATGGATAACAACATGAGTTTCGTTACCATCACGCGGGATAGCGACCAGCCGCACAATATCCACCGGATAACCGTTGGCCTGCAACAAATATCCGTACACCTGAATCTGCCAGCGTTGCTGCTCGCTAGGAAAATAACGTAGATTCTTTTTCGTTGTTGTCTTCCAATCCGTGACAGTGTTGGTGTGAGTGTCGTACAAATCGACGTGCCCTAGTAGCCCGTTTTCCTCCACCTCAACCTCGATGAGGTATCTGTCACTGTGGTTGCTGGCGCGTACTTTTTGTTCGAGTGCAGTGTGTATCGCGGTTCCCATCCACGCCGCCATCGTCAGCGTTTCATTCGTGCGCCGCGTCCCGTTCAACCGGTGCCACACCTTGCGCCTGCACCCGCCCAATTCGCTAGGCCCAACCTCCGCTTGCAAAGACCTTGCGCTAGTAGCAGTTTCCATGAGATCAAGTATCGCCCGTTTATCCATAACCGTTTACCCCATATCCAAAGATGCACGCATGATAGTGCCTACCGATCTGGTCACGTCTATTTGTGTGCGTAGCCGTTGAGCGTTCGCCCTCGCCGCTTTTACTGTCGCCTCACTAATCACCAACGCCCTGTACTCGATTGCGCAAGCAACTAGCGCCCTGTCTTCCCGTTCCTGCACCGTTGCCTTGCCCTCGAAAGACAGGCGAGATCCCGCTACGCCAATCTCGTAATCTGCTTTAGCAGTAGCGTAACCATGCTCCGCATCCTCTAAAGCAGCGTGCGCGGTGTCGTATTCCTTAGAGAGGGCAACCAGTTTGGCCTCCACCATTGCCGGCGTAACGATACTCATTCGACACCTGCCAGCGTACGACCCACCACATCGCGTAGGTTCCCCGAGTCGTACAGGCTCAAGCCAAATTGCGTGCCTAGATTCATGGCGGCACGCTTTAATGCGTCTGACTCCGCAGTCTTGACGGCCATGTCGTGAGCCTCGCCACGCTGCGGCAAAGTAGCGGAGCCAACAGCCGCTTCTGTATACGACGCGGCATCGTATTCCGCGTCACCGTGGATGGCTAGGCGCATGATTACCCTATAGCCAACATTCCATCGGCCCTTATCATCCTTTTCCTCGAATACGAGTTCAGCCGCAACTACATCCGCCGACCAACCACCAAAACCAAAAATACGAATGAGTGTCCGTCGAACATCCCACGCCTCTACATAGGCAAGGCTACGGCCAGCCTGAGAACGTGTGCTTACACGATCGACGCTAAGCGGTTGTAATAGTATTTCGTGTTGCTGCGCAGTGAGTTTCATTAATTCCCCTTAGATTGTGAACGCCAAGCGACAATATCGTCAGCGTTCCATAGTGGTTTATTATCAATAGTTTCGTGTGCGTCTGGCATCTGCTGGCGGCTCCGGTAAACGCGAATCGTTACAGGCTTCACGCTACAGTGATCTGCCACTTGTCGGATCGTCCATAGGTTAAGCGTCATCATCCATCCCTTCCAGCGTGTTCTCGTAATCATCAATGGCATCTGACGATTGAGATAGTTGCCTGTCTTCTACCAAACCCCTGTACGTTTCGTAGCCAATATCATCAGGTGGCCCTGTTACATCCATTCAACCCACCCCACAACGCCCATGAGCAGCACCAGGGCGAGCGCACCTAGCCACCCCAGTAGAAACCATGCCCGCTCAGTCAAAACGATAGGGCGCCTCATGACCTCGCCTCCCTGTCTTGTGCTAGCCGCTCACGGTACTCCCAGTCTTCGATAATCTCGAAGTCTTCAGGTGAGCGCCGCGTGCCTACCCACGCGCTCGCGGTGTCGTAGTCTAAGAAAGTGCGGGCTAGTTGGTTTAGGTGTAGTACTTTCATCCCGCCACCTCCCCGTCGTACTCTTCAACTAGCGCCCGCAACTTACGCGCAACCCATTCCACGTCGACAGTCCTGCCAACGGCCAAGGAATTGCCTACATGGTCGGCCACTTGGCTGACCTCCCGCACTAGTTCGC